TGCGTCGTCGCCGGCTTCGCGCAATTTTGAATCAATAACGTCGAAATCTTCAGGGGCAACACCAAGGGCACTACTCATAGTAACATTCAAGGTGCTCCAACAATTAACAATATCAGAGAAGTACCTACGCTCTTCAATAAACTCATGCATGTTAAGACTAATAAACAGGCGAGTGGAACACTCCGCTACTTTGGAAAACACACGCGGCTCATCCTTAAGAGCACCGTTACCTGTTGACTCTGCAACAGGAAACTCAGAGGCAGGTCGTGTCGCCCAATCGTCGGGGCAAAGCCACTTGTCATAGGTCTCGAGGAACTCTAAGTAGTCAGGCACCAAGTATGGTTTAAATCACCTTCAACGAAAGCTATCTTCTTTAAACCTCCAAATGAGTAATAAGGATCACCAGCAGCTTTAAGACGTTGCACGGCTGGTAAACCACAATCTGTTCGAACAGCCTGTTGAAAACTTGGAACCGACCTCTGAAACGGCTTGAAATGGGGTTTATAATCAGCGACTAATGCTTTAACTACATCAATCATACCATCACCACCTACTACGGGCTCGGAAACGCGCTTACCTAATTTCGTTAAGGCTTTACGAAGAGGGTCGATAGTTATACCTTCACTATTGGTAACCGAATGCAATTTTGCTAGGTCGTATTGGCAATCTAGTGTACGGTAAAAAGGAGACTTAGCACGCTTGGTTTGTGGACGATGCAATGGTTTATGTATGGACTTTCCCGAATTATGAAGACCACAATCAGACAACATCAACCCGCTTTCAGCAATGCCATCTATGGGTAGGTGATTGGTGCTCGGCACAGAGACAGATCTACTGATTTTGGATTGAGTTACAACATGCATAACAGCCAACCCAGCTTCATTTTCTTCCACACCCCTAGCAACATGAATGCCCATACACGTTTCAACAGCACTATCAGAAAGATCCAAGTAAATACCACCACAGCTGCCTACTTTTGAAAAAACATCACACAATCGTGTTTGATTTGGCCTTAAAGTGTAACGCACGCCAGAGCTAGTATATGTCACATCATTAGAACTCATCAAAAAGCTCCCTTCTGTAGTAACTAAAGCACCATTCTCGTCACGAGTCATGAGAAGCGTGTTACCAGTTTTTGGAACATCAATCTTAAACTTACCTAATTGCTTTCTACAATTAGGCAGCGTCTCCGACGTCTTGCTAGCGAATAGATGCAGGAGGCACATATCATCATCAATATCTTGAACAACGATATTGGTCTCAGAGCCGAAATTTCCAACAAGTGGTCTGCGCTCTGCGTCACGACACATAACAACATTTGGAGCTTTCATTATTAATGCTGCAACGTGCTTTGGAGTCAACAATGTTCTAGGGTCTACTGCAAAAACGTTCCCTAAAAGTGCGCCATCACGGGTGTCAGAATACAACGAGTTACGA